CCACCTGACGGGAACTCCGCCCCGAATATCTACACGGCACAGGAACTCCACTCCATGTCGCCTGATGCCATTAATAAGGATTGGGCTAATATCAGCGCACAGCTAAAAGCTGGTCAAATAAAGTAGTTGATGCGATGACAGTAACAGGATTTATACCGACGATTTGGAGCGCACGTCTGCTTGAGAATTTGCAGAATGCGTTAGTGTATGGACAGCCCAACGTGATCAACAGAGACTACGAGGGCGAGATCAAGGGCAAGGGAAGCACGCTGAAGATAACCAGCATCGGAGAGATCACCATCGGTGACTACACCAAGGACAGCGATATCACTGACCCCGAAGCCCTTGAGGACTCCCAGGCGATTCTCAGCATCACCCAGGCCAAATACTTCAACTTCGCTGTGGATGATGTGGACGCTGCGCAGACTTCTCCTGCGCTGATGAATGGTGCAATGCAGCAGTCTGCATGGGGACTGGCTGATGTGGCCGACCAGTTCATTGCCAACCAGATGTACAACAACGTGGCTACCGGTAACAAGATCGGTTCCAATGCCACCGCTATCGTTCCTACAACCACTGTAGACACTGGTGCCATGGCCTACGACTATCTGCTCCAGCTAGGGACTAAGCTGTCCGAAGCCAATGTCCCCAAGCAGGGCCGGTGGGTGATCTGTCCTCCCTGGTTCATTGAGCGCCTTGCAGCCGACAAACGGTTCTCCGATGCCTCTGCATCAGGTTCCACAGACGCGCTGTTGAATGGTCAGGTCAAGAGGGCCGCTGGTTTCGATGTCCTTGAATCCAACAACTGCCCGACCAATGCTGGAACAGGGGCCGAGACTGCCAAGACTCAGACCCAGGTGATAGCTGGTCATGCGATGGCAACCACGTTCGCTGATTCCACGTACAAGGTGGAGGCGTACCGGCCTGAGAAACGGTTCGCTGATGCTGTCAAGGGTCTGCATGTGTATGGTGTCAAGGTCACTCGGCCTAATGCTCTTGCTCTCTTGACATGTAGGAAGGAGGCTTAAATGGCGAGAGTGAAAATCAACTTCCCCAAACTCGGTGGGTCGTACAATGATGGTGAGATCGGTGAGGTGAGATTCGTTGAGTCCACCGCCTCTGCCTCCCTCGGCGCGTACATCGATGCTGCCGACGTGGACGAGGCCGTGTGGCTGCGTCTGGCGCTCACCGCTCAGACCACTGGTGGTATCACCATCAAGGCCGGGAACGGGCCGCGTTCGGGCTTAGGAGACTTCGTTTCCGCGCTTCCAAGCTCTGCTGGTGGACAGACCCCCATAGTCATCATCGGACCACTGGAGACGGCTCGCTTCAAGTGGCTGTCTGGCACGACTGACTACAAGGGTAGAATCCACGTAGACTTCACTCACAAGACTGCTGGAACGATAAGCGGGTTCAAGTTCAGGTGATCGAATGAAAATCCGCTATCTACTTTTTTCAGAGCCGATTATCCCTGACAAGACCGAAGTGCATTGCGAGAAATGTGGCGGTCGTTGGACTATAGACAGTGATTCGCCAGTTGGAATATGCAAGTGTGGTATTCCATTCACAGTGGACATGCCGATCATACAGTCTGGTTTGTTCTGTTGGGTACAGGCTTTCAGAGAACAGGGCGGCGTGGGTGAGATGTATCCCACGATTGAGAAAGATTATCTGGAGAGATATGATATCGTTCATATTAATTATACTCCGGGTCATCCCAATTACATTGAAGCGGTACGCAATTCATTGGGGAAAAGCGATACTAAGATTGTTGCGAACGTAGACTATGCCATGAGTATGTGGGAAACAATAAACCCATTTAACATGAAACAACAGCTTGGAATGGCTGATATGGTGTTCCATGTTGAATCCATGGGCGCATATGCACTACAACGGTTCCTTGGACGGGTTGTTCACACCATCCCCCATCCTGTGGATGTTAAACATTTGAAGATGGTTAAGCGAACGCCAGACGAAAAACCGCTAGCAACATGTCAATGGCATAGGTATGGCGCAACATGGAGTTCATACTATTACGGAATGCTAGGCATTGACATCAAGAAGTTTCTAGTTGCGTTTGTTGGGCCAGGACCGCAGCAGTTGGTGAACCTGGAGACTATGTTTGATCGTGTTGTACCAGCAATGCAATATGTTCCATACATACAAGATGTGTTGAACAAGGCCACAATCAATCTCGATCTCGCACCGGATATGACATTTGGACGCGGGCTGATTGACGCTGCTGCACTTGGCATACCATCTGTCGCCAGCGAAACAATAGAAGCTGCACGAAACATCTGGCCTGAACTGACTGTCAGACCACATAATCACGGAGATGTCGCACGCAAAACCAAGAAACTACTGACAGACAGAAACTTCTATGCCGATATGGCACAGCGCGGTCTTGAACGGTCTGAGTCATATAGTTGCGCCTCTGCATATAATAGAATGATGGAGGCGCTGTATGGCAACGGCTGAAGACAAAATGTTAAGTAACCTGATCACAGGTCCTCTCGTCCTTGGCGAACTCAATGCGAGGGTTCGCCCCACTTTTGCTGAAGCACTGGCCCGCATTAAGAAGGCTGGATTCTTTGATCCTGAATGCCCAACCAAGCCACTTCGTGTTGGTTTCTCTCTGATGCCAACTGATGCGCTTGATGGAACGATATGCATCTGTGATGACACACAGGAGATCTATCGCTTTGATGTTGACACGTGGGTGAAGATCGTTCCCATCTCCGAACCTTATGGTGTTCGAGCTATCCAGGGCGTTCCCGTTGAACTAGATGAACTTACTGAAGGCAGGGCACTCGGCATCTCTGGCGGCATCTTCACCCTTGTGGAAGCTGGTGGTGGAGCCACAGGGCCGACAGGGGCTACAGGGCCAACAGGCGGGGATGGTGCGACAGGTGAAACCGGACCCACTGGACCAACTGGATTAGACGGATCTGCATCGGCCACAGGGGCTACAGGGCCAACCGGCCCGACTGGACCACAGGGGGCCACTGGTGAGCAGGGCGCAACTGGCGCAACTGGTGCAGATTCTACAGTGACTGGCCCCACTGGAGAGACTGGTCCACAGGGGGCTACTGGCACAGATGGCCCTACTGGCCCGACTGGCCCAACTGGTGCTGACGGAGCAACAGGTGCGACTGGGGCCACTGGTGATACNNGAGACTGGTCCACAGGGGGCTGCTGGCCCGACTGGCCCAACTGGCCCGACTGGCCCGACTGGTGCAGATTCTACGGTGGCTGGCCCCACTGGTGATACTGGCCCCACCGGTCAACAGGGGGTGACTGGACCCCAGGGAGAGACTGGCACACAGGGTGCTACAGGGCCGCAGGGTGCCACGGGAGCGACAGGCCCAACCGGAGCAAGTGGCAGTAGCAAGCGCAAGGCCACGGCCATAATCAATGGCGGTGGATCTGTAATAGCCACTGGTCCCGCCGGTGGATTCGAATGCCCGATCACCGGCCACATCACGGCAGCCAGGATTGAAAGCATAGATGCAACATCTGGAAAAATAGCCATCGCTGTGTGGATTGAACCCTACTCCGGTGGAGTTCCTGTGGATGATGACGAAGTTGACATATTCAGCATATCAACATCTGGCACACAGTCGGCAGAAACAGGACTGACCATTGATGTATCAGAAGGCGATTGGATTACATTTAATGTCGATTCGTGCACTGATTTGAAACTGGTTGCGATCTCATTGACACTGGAGGAAACATAGATGGGTACTGTTGATGTTCAAATCAATGAGATCAACGACGATGGTATAGCATATGGCGGTGATAGTTCACTTCGTGTATCAGTTAACATATGCTGGGGAACAGCCGGGGCTGGCCAAACATATTCAACGTACTTGTTATTCGAAGGCATCACCATTCCAGCCGGTGCAACAATAACCGAATCGTGGATAGAGTTCAACGAAGCTGTGAATGTCGGCACTCCTGGTGCTCGCATATACTTCGAAGATGTTGCTGCTCCAGAAATACCAACGACATATGCAGGATTCTATGCAAAGACAAAGACAACGAACTATGTTGCGATTGGTAGCATCACAGGAACACAGAAATCGAACAGTCTAAACGATGTTATACAGGAATTGGTTGACAGCCATGCACCATACAAAAACGGCGCAATGCAAGCACTGATAATATACACAAGTGCCGCTGGTAACTACTGCATTCCAAAGTCGTATGACAATGATCCTTCGCTTTGCCCACGTCTGTACATCGAATTCACCGCACCTAGATTCAAAGGAACACAGGTGATCATCGTATGAGTTATGGTGAAGTCGAGCGCGGTGGTAGTGGCAAGCATGGTGATGAGAAGCACAATCACACACATGGCACTGGACCTACCGGACCAACCGGCCCGACCGGCACATCTGTCACCGGCCCTACCGGCAGCACTGGTCCTACTGGAGAAACCGGACCAACCGGCCCGACTGGTGCCGATGGCAGCAGTGATTGGACTGCCGATGACATTCCATACCTCGATTCATTAGGCACTGCTGATCCCGACGATATGTTCATTGTGTTCGCCATGGAGGGGCCGGGGTATCGGTCCCAAGCTCGGTCATCCATGAGCCTGACAGGCGCGACTGGACCAACTGGATCTGATGGATCTACCGGCCCCCAGGGAGCGACGGGGCCACAAGGCGCGACAGGAACAACAGGAGCAACGGGTGCTGAAGGCCCTACCGGCCCCCAGGGAGCCACTGGTGCAGTAGGAGCGACAGGCGCTACTGGAGAAGCTGGCGCTCTGGTCATGAAAGGATCATGGACTGGTTCAGCTACCTATGTCATCCACGACTGTGTGGACCATGTGGGTAGCTCCTACGTCAGCCTTGTGGATGACAACTACAACCACGAACCTTCAGGTTCCACAGATGCTTGGTGGCAACTCATGGGATCTGTAGGTGGGACTGGGCCTACCGGCCCCCAGGGAGCGACAGGGCCAGCAGGAGCGACAGGATCTCAAGGCCCGACTGGAATTACCGGGGCGGCAGGAGAAACTGGCCCACAGGGCGCTACAGGGGCGCAGGGAGCAACCGGCCCCACTGGTGCCACTGGCACAGTCATCACCATGATTGAGCCAAGTGCGTATCACTTCCAGGAAACATCCAACGGTGGTGAACTGTTCCATGCATTAATCAATGGAACACCGTCTGCCACATCTGTTGTGTATGACACGGAGGCTGGCGACTACAATCCGATTGGTAGAGTGATCCTGTACAACAGTACGCGCGGCAATTCACGTATCGTGACTGGTATCAACACGAGCACCAGGACGATCACAACTGTTTCATCTACAGATAATTGGGCCGACAACGACACCATTACAATGTACTCTGCCGCAGTTGGTGCAAATTATGATCAAGACTTCTGCGATATTGATGTGTCAGACGTTGTCTCATCGGACGCGACTTACATCCTTGTTAACGTGATGTTGTTTGTCACTGGCCCCACATCTGGCGCATTCTTCCTGCATCCATACACAACATATTCAGATTACAAGGTACAGCGCCGCGAATCTGTGGAAGGTCAAACGATTGATACAATGGAGTATTGGATAAAGAACTACAGTAGAAAGATATGTTTCAAATTGACTGGAGACTATGTTGAGTGTTATATCGCGATCAAAGGATACATGGTGTGAAACATGACAAGCATGACTGCAACTACTCCGCTCTGCTCTCAGGCAGATGCGGATATATACTTCGATCCGGCGAACAACCACCTATATGTAGATGAATGGTGGGCAACAGGAAGTGGCGTGAAAGCGTCATATACATCACAGATGAATGTTGCTGACGCAAACTTCACCGTCACTGCAAAGAACTATGGTGTTGATGGTAACTTGATCAGTATCGAACTGATAGAAGACTATGGCCCCGCATGTCTTGTTGATGGGAACCACATTGCGTGTTACATCGAATCAGGAACAACAACACTTGGTGATCTTATCGCCGCGTGTGAAGCCAATTCAGACTTCACGGACATCGCAACAATAGCAGCACTTGGTGGAACAAGTGGCCTTGTTGAAGCGATTGCAACACACTTCTTACAGGGCGGTGTTGATCCAGACTCATCCACATCTGGATTCAAAGCGGGTGCGTTGGCATTTGCAACACGCAAGATAAACAACCTACCGTTTAAAGGAATGAAGGTTTCTCCTACACAAGACAATGCATTCCCTCGTATGTACTTGCAAGACGATGGAAGTTATGTCACTGAAACCGAGGTTCCGATGAATGTGCGCCGCGCATGTGCTGAAGAAGCACTAGCTATACTGAAGTATGGTAACACCACACGATACAAGTTACAAGCACAGGGTGTATCTGGATTTGGTTTTGGCAACCAGGGACTGCGTGAATCGTTCGTTGGTTCAAAAGAGGGCGACATTCTGTCAGGCGAATGCATGAATCTTCTCCGTCCATACATGAGACGCAACTGGGTAATCGGGAGGTGATGTTGTGTTTCCCGAAGAATACATGAACGAACGTGTTGTTATCACCAAGGCAGAAACGTATGTTGGTGGGATATATGCCATACACGACGGTTGGATCAAGAACGTGCGTGTTCGATGGGAGGATGTGTCAATAGAAGTTCCTGACATAAATGACAACAACACGTTATGTGTTGCTAAAGTTATCACAAACGAGGCTGTGGAAGCCACGTTCTCAGTGTATAACAAGTATCCTTCATATGCTGGTAGCACCGCGACGTTCGAGCGATATTACATATATCGGAATGGACAGAAGTATAGAGTGGTTCAGCACCGAGTGTATCCCGACATAGACGGTAATGAGCAGTACCGGGAGTTGCTTGTCGCTCACGCTGCATTCTGAACCAATACNNTTTTTTTCTAAAGTTTCGATACCAGCGAAACGCTTAAATATAGATGCATACATGTATACATCTATGTCAAGACCATTCTTGCCAAGGAACGTGCGGAGAAATCATTCCATCACCGCACGATTTACTGACGGGGAGGCTGCAATGCTGCGCAGTGTATCGCGCTGTGATCACACAACAGTCTCCAACACAGTGCGTCAGTTGTGTATAATCGGACTGAAGATACAATCCCTCGTGGATAGCAATTGTGACGTGTGTTCTTTACTCTGTGACGAGGATGGCACATATGAATTCAACCCTGACACAATCGACAAGAAATGTTTTGAGTGTTTGTTGGAACGCATGGTAGAGGCCAGTGGAATAGAAGCTGGTGGCTACGATGGCTGCTAGTGAATCGTCTCATCTTCCACAGCCCGACGCTGTGGAAGCTCCAGACGCCGAGGTTGAATTCGAGATACCAACGCCCGTTGAACGTGTATATACAATCAAAGCGCCGCAACATCTACGTGATAGAAACATATGGGTGATGTGGAAGTTCGAGAAGAGAAAGGGAAAGATAACGAAGGTTCCGTATCAAACATCAGATAAGAGAGCATCAACAACAAACCCCGCAACATGGACAGACTACGACTCTGCGATGCAAGCACTCGAACCACGTGACACGCCATTTCATGGAGTCGGTGTTTGTTTCGATGGAACATTCGTCGGTGTTGATCTTGATGATTGTATAGTCAACACAGAGTTCACAGCACACGCGCTTGAGATAATAACAGAATTAGACACGTATTGTGAATACAGTCCAAGCAAACGTGGTGTACATGCACTCATTATCGGCGACATCGATATGCCAAAGAACAAGAACAAAAAACTTGGTATTGAGATCTACAAGAAGGGCAGATTCTTCACATTTACTGGAGATGTTGTGCCTGGGTGCAAATCTGAGATGAACAACGATGTTACTAAACTCACTGCAATATACGCCAAATACATACTTGATCCCGCCAATGACAGCACCCCAACCGATGTCACCCTGGCCGACCTTTCAATCGCACCAGTCCCTGTCAGCGCGGAAAGTGTCATCAAACGGATGGAGGAGAGTTCGAAGTGGGATGAGATCAAAGCTCTAATGGATGGCAATATCGCCGCGTACACGATGGACGAGAGCGCGGCAGATCTGGCATTGTGCAATCATCTCGCCTACTATACTCAGCGAAATGCAAAACTCATCGACGAGATTTTCAGAACCACGAAATTGTTCCGCGAGAAGTGGGACGAGAAGCATGGTGCTCAGACCTATGGAGAGATGACAATCGAGAAGGCGTGCCTCGATACCAAGGCGGTTGATGGTGACATCGTTCGGCACAGGTACACAGAGGGCGGCAATGCCAACAGATTGTCAGATCTTCATGGCAATAACATTCGATACTGTGGGCACATGGGCACTTGGTTTATCTGGGATGGCAATCGATGGGCAGAGGACAAGACCAGCACCATCTATCAAATGAGCAGGGACGTGGTCAAAGACCTGTATGCTGAAGCCAAACTCAAGCTGGCCAGACTTCATAACGGACAGGGCAGCGCGGCGGCGGCTGCCATGGTGTCCAAGTTTGCTCAGACAACTGACACGTATCGAGGGCTGAACAACATGGTCACTCTGGCCCGGACCCTGCCTGAGTTGGCTGTAGCCCCCGATGACCTGGATAACAAGCCCATGCTGCTCAACACCATTGGCACCACTATCAACTTCGAAACCCCGGAGACACCATTACAAGATCCCAACCGATCTGACCTTCTTACTAAAGTCTGTGGTTGTGCGCTTGATACTGAGGCAGTGTGCCCCAATTGGGAAAAGTTCATTGACGAGATATTCCACAGTGATGAGGAGTTGAAAAGATTTGTACAGAAAGCGATTGGTTATTCGCTGACAGGCAAGGTATCGGAGAAGTGCTTCTTCTTCTGTTGGGGCGATGGATCGAATGGCAAGAGCGTCTTCCTCAATGTGATCCGCGCCATGTTCGGTGACTACGGGCAGCAAGCCTCGATCCGCACCTTCCTCAAGAAGAAGGGCGATAGCGACATCAGGGATGATCTGGTCAATCTGAAGGGGGCCAGATTCGTCACGGCTGTGGAGCCTGACGAGTCGGCGCGGTTTGACATGGAAGTTATGAAACCGCTAACAGGAAACGACCCGATCCGTTGCCGCACACTGCATCAAAGACAGATTGAATATCTACCTGAATTGAAGCTCTGGTTGGCTGGCAACACAAGGCCGCTTATCACAGAAACCAACAGCGGTGCCTGGGATCGTGTCAGATTAATTCCATTCACGGTTTCATTTGTTGGCCGGGAAGATCGCAAGTTAGAAGATCGGCTCAAGACCGAACTATCAGGGATACTAAACTGGGCTATCAGGGGTTACGCTATGTACGTGACTGAGGGGTTGCACACACCAAAGTGTGTAAGTTCTGCGACGGAAGATTACAAAGTGGAGTGCAACTCGCTGCTCTCGTTTGTAAACCAGGAGTGTGTTATCAGTAAACTCGGTGGCTTAAAGATCAAGTCCGGGGAGTTATATGATGCATACAAGGATTACTGCGTGCAGGAGGGGCAGTACCCCTATAGCAGTAAGCGTGTCAAGTCATCGCTTGCATCCAGTGGTATCGATTACGTGCATGAGAGGGATGGCCGATATTACATTGGGATCACGCTGAAGGCGCGTGCTCCCGGCCAAGTCCAGCTTCCACAGGGGAGATGTGGGGAAGCCCCGGAGATGAATGGCCTGGATGTTCCAACACTTGGTAAGATTGATCGACCTACTCCAGATAGCGAGGAGGTGAATTGAATGGTTGATTC